CATGCAGACCACAACCCAGCCGTTGGCATCGCCATACTCAAGCTCGATGTAGTCGCCTCTTTGGGCGGTGGCTTTAGTGTTTACGAGATCCTTGTTGTTTTCCCCGGTAATGTCCGGCCCTTCGATCATGTCGTCTGAATTCGGGCTTACAGTCACCGCAACTGTCCCAAACGCGCCGATGTTAACAACCTTGATTCCAGCCATCCCTTCGACTGCGGGCAACGTAATTGTCTTTGCGTCGGTATCGACGAAAAACGTCTTACAGCTATCCTGGGCATCGAGAGTCTTATTGTCGCTGATAGTTTCCCGCGGATTATCACCATAGGGATCGACCATATGGTCGGCGTCATACTCGACAATCACAACACCCGAGCTCACATACCGATATACCTTGCCGATGAAGCTGTTGCTCGTGGGTGTAAAAACGAACGTATCATCATCGCTGGCATATACCGGCTGCCCGACGTCGGTTATCACCGCACCTGAAACAGAAAGCTTGATTTTGCCCCTTTTGATCAGCCGAACATTCTTGTCTCCCGCAGAGCCGGATGAATTATCGACTTTTCTTTCCGCGAAACCGCGAAAAGGATCGCCAGCACTCAGGGGGCGCGCATAGCCGGAACCGTTGTCACCAACAGCGGCCCCTTCGTAGATGATATCGGAGGCTATAACCGGAAGCTCATTGATATCACCAAGTTCATAATCTCTCGATTTGTCTGCGCTCAATGTAGCCATTATTCATTGTCCCCCTTCTTCAGAATTCTGATCTTGCCCTCGGCTGCCTTGCGAGCGTATGCCAGATATGAGTCGAAGTTATCAAGAAACTCCTCTCGAAGCGCCTTATCCTTGTTCCATTCTGCTTTCGCTTGCTCCTCGAAAGGCTTTTCGCTTTCCTCTTCCTCGACTTCCTTCTCGTCTCCAGGCTCAGGCTGGTTTACCGGATCAACCGCGTCCTCTTCGAAAGCAGCGGCTTTCTCGTCTCTCATGGATTTCTCAGCCTGTGTCTGTTTGAGCGCGAATTCCCCGGGAGTCGTTTTCCCGTCGAACTTTGCCTCCCTGGCAAGTTCTTCGTGGCCGGGCATTATCGCGTCCTCAATACCTTTGATTCGCTCCCGCTCGGCCTGTGCACCTTCTTTGGCACCTTCCTCTTTAGCTGACTTCACCGCTTCAGCCAGATCGGCTGCCACATGCTTCTTGCCGAGTTCAAGAATTTCGTTGTAAACTTCAGGATATTTATCCTTGATTGTTTCAGCAGATATCATGTCTGCCTCCTCGATTTCGTAAATTTTCTCACCATCATCACCGGATAGTGAAATTTCTATACTCTCATTCGCCTCCCTCGATTCATCACCGTCCTCGTCGAAAACGATTTCGAGTATGTTCTCCCTCATGTATGCTGTCAGCTGTTCCATCGTGGAAATACCATCCACCAGGCCAGCTTCAATTGCCTGTTTGCCGATAAATACTTTCCCGTCAGCCATCTCCAGTGCCTCTTCTTCGGAAACACCTCTGTTCTGCGCAACCCCCCCAACAAAAACAGAATAAAGATAATCAATCTGAGACTGGAGATATTCCCGGCTTTCCTCATCCAGAGGTTTGTTTGGAGAACCAGCTCTCTTATACTTTCCGGCAACTATTTCAGTAACGCTGATCCCGTCTTTTTTGTCCATTTCCGAATAGTCAACGTGCATGCTGTATACACCGATCGAGCCAACCTCAGTGGTATCGCCGGAGATATAGATCCTATCCGCTGCAGAGCCGATCCAGTATGCAGCCGAGGCCATCATGCCATCGGTAAACGCAAATATCGGCTTTATCCCGCGCGCCTCATAAATCATCTGCACAAACTCCTGTGTCCCGTCGACGCTCCCACCGGGAGAGTCAATATACAGCAGAATCGAATCAGCGTCGGGATCGTCAACCGCCTTCAGGAATGCGAGTCTCAGGTTGTAGGTGGAATTCGTGTCAAACAGAATGCGATCAATCAGGCCGGGGCGCTTTATGAGAGTCCCAACAATATCGAGAATCGCAACACCGTTCTCGATAACATATCCGTCTTTTCTCGTGATGATTGAATCGACTTTTGACAACATCGCGTCAAATTCGATTTTTGGCCCTTTCATATGAGAATCGTAGATCTGCCGCATCTCCTGGAGTTTTTCGGGAATGATTGCCCACGGCGCGGTTATGACGTCACTCAGTTTCATCTTCCAGATCCCCCTTTTCGTCAGGCTCCTCGTTTTCGGTTACCGCAACCTGTTCGGGCATGAGTTCCTGTCTCATTTTGTTTTCCTTCACCAGCTGCCGGTGTACCTTCTCCCAGTCCATACCGTTCATCTGCATTGTCTCATATGCGCGTGTTGAGAATCCATATATAACGCGCTTCCCGGCTGCATCAACTTCCTCACCCTCCCGGATCATACCCTTCGACGGACCTACCCACTCGGCCCCCTGATATGCTTTTCGAATAATTGGATCTTCAAAATACCCGGGCGCTGCAATGCGCCCCTTTGCAACAGCCTCATACATCCATATCTCATAGATTTCCTGACAGAAATTATCAGCCAGCCATGTTCTACGAGATCTGAAAAATTTCCATGCCTCAAGGAGGGCCGCACGGGCCGCCGAATAGCTGGCTGTGAAATGCTTGATTAAAATTTCAAATGGAATTTCGAGATTAACTCCGATTTGCCTGAGAATAGACTGCACAAATGGATCGAACACCTGGTTCGGACGTCCAGGATTCGCAATCTGTATCTCTTCTCCGGGGGCAAGGCCGAGAATCGCCCCGCTGGCAAGCTTATAATCCTCATCAGAAGAAGATCCGCCGACCTCACTGTCCGGTTCCATCGGCGCGAGCTCGCCCTCGCCGGTTTCCGACTTAATAAAAACTGTGAACATAGCCGAAATAACAGCCGCATCGATTTCAGCCTCTGAATATTTGCTCAATTGCTTGATCGGCTCAATTACTGACGCCAAAAACGGCACTCCGCGCGTTTGCCCTGGGCGCAATACTCGATAGAGATGGATCACGTTTCTCAAACCGGTATTTTTCCCAAACGCCGGCACTTTTCCCCATGATCGCCCTTTGGAACTATAAATATTTCCCGGATGCTGGTTGAGAATGTGGTATTCTATGGGAGCACCATACTCGTTTTTCTTTATTCCGCCTGATAAAGTCATGGTGTCACGAACATTGTCCGCATTGCATACCCTGTCTCCCTCTACCACCTGAAGGCGCAACGTATAGGGCTGATTTTTCCTGCTGATACGCGGGAGAAGGACAAAAGAGTCTCCATTCTCAAGGACCTGTCTGAAAACGAGATCCTGAATATAAGGAAAACTAAGAATTCTCGAAACGTCACAGTCCTTCAATTCGGCAAAAAGCTTCCATTCCCTCTCTGTTTTTGCCTCCCATGCATCCGCTTCTTCTTCGGTCATGCTGAGTACGTCCCTATCAATTCGTGAATGCAACTTCAGCCCCGTTCCAACAACACTGGTAACAGTGGTATTAATTGCACCCCCGGCAAGCGGTGCATTCCTGATCAAATCCCGGCTTCGCTGCCTGAGAACGGGAAGATCGGGGAGAATATCCGAATCTGCGCTATATCCCTTCGTGCTCCATTCACTCGTTGCCCTTCTGTCCTTCCGGGCCCCGATATAGCCACCGACATAAGCCATTGCTATACGCGATTTCATTCGCCGCATTGCATGGACAGGGGCGATATACTCAATTGCCCTGTCAATCATGTTCAGCTTTACGTCGAGATTTCTACGCCGTCTCCTCTTCGCCTGTTTCATCCCTGTTTAAGAACCCTTTCCTTTTGGGCTTTTCTAACTCCTGGCATTCCGGGCAAATATATGCACCCCCGACCAGCTTCCATCCCTCACGCTCCGCGAGCTCGGCAAACGATCCGCCTCCGGAAATGCGATTTTTCCCGCACTGCATACAAAGCATCGATCTCGTTTTCATACCGGCGTTGCTCCTCTCACGTGAATTCCACCTCTAGTAAACCGCTTCACCTGGCGATCCCAGAATTCAATCTGTCTCTGAACTTCATCGAGATTTGCTCTGCTCAATGAGCGTCCAGCTATTGAATACGACTGGCCTGTTGCAATCGCATCATTCGCCGCCATCCAGAGAGTCAATTTTGCCTCAGCCTGTGCGAGCGTTATTCCTGCCATGTTTCCCCCAAAATAAAAAACCCGACACCTCACCTGTAGTGAAATGCCGGGTCTTTGTATCGTTGTCCGGTCTCCCCCGAAGAGGCTATTTATAGGTTTCCGTTATTTGGAGCTTTTTGCTCCTGCCCCCCTCGGATAAAATTTCAAATTGATGAATCTTAACAACACAGTTATTCCTTTGGGTATCAACATCAATTTCTATTCTGCCCCGAATATATTGATTATGTCGCATAAAGTCAAGCGATTTTTTTTTGATTTCCTCAATAATTTCGCTACCCCCCATCAATGAATCCCCTTGCTGCGGACGGATCTTCCGTTTTTTTTCTTCGGTGACGATATGCCGTCCTCTCGTTGGCGCTTATAAGCGTACATTCCATCGACAAGATCGTTAACGCTTTTGATTTTCAAACTATAATAGGCCGCCATCGCATACACTATCAAGTCAATTGCCTCATTCCTGCGGCCGCCGATTCTTATATATTCCCGCCTCATAACGCCTTTGTGGTAACGCGGAATTCTCTTTTCCGCCGACAATTGCCTGAAAAACTCCTGATCGAATTGCATATTGAAATGTATGTAGTTTGGCCCCGGGGTTTCGTTTTGAAGTCGGTTAAACAGGAGATCCTTTCCCGTATCGGTACCTATAGAAAACAATTTTACATCACCCTTGTTGCGCCTGCTCGGCCTTCCCACCAGCGGGACCCCCGTTAACCCCGTCTGGCTCGAGCCCTTAATCGGGAATATTCTTTTATGTTCCCTGGGGCGGCAATAGTTATACACATCCTGTGTATTGAGGCCGCCAGAATCAATAAATGTTCTCATGATTATCAATCTCGCCCCCGATTCATGTGGGACGGTATCGTCAAGGTATGCGTCAATGTCCTCCCAGACGTGCGGTTTCCCCGGATCGCCCTCAAAGATCCTGAAATCCATTCCCCAGCATTCATCGTCACGCCCGAAGGCAAGCATTATTGTTTCTATTCTATCTTTTTGAACATCACCGGCACATACAACAACAGCGGCCTCCATGGGAACAACAGTATAATCCTCACGCCGCGCGAATAGCTTGTCCTCCTCTATTTCCTCGCCCTCGTCCTTCCAACATTCACCCAACACCGTGTTGATCCATACCCGGAGAGTTTCCCTACCGCCCCTCTTTGCCTCAAGGAAACTCGATGCGATTTCAGAAAACCTTGACCACGAAGAATATGCCTCCCATATATGAAATCCTGCCGTACCTCTAAATTCTGCCGTTGCCTTCCACTCGCCATTTTTAACCATCACGATTTTGTCAGAATCATCTATTTTGCCTTTGCAATACGGACATTCATAATATGCGTCGGCGGAAATATAATTGCCCTTTTTGTCCTGTGGGATTTTTACTTGTTTAAATTCGAACTTTTGAAACTCACCACAATGAACACACGGCACAAAGTAATATCTCTGATCCGACTCATTCCATGCTTTTTCTATTCGTGACGTATCTTCCTCTGTGGGCGTACTCCCGAGAATTAATACCCTATTCCAATACGTTTGGCTCCGTTTGAACGCCAAGGAAATCGGATCGCCCTCGCTGCCCGCAGAGGCAGGATACCTGTCTATCTCGTCGCAAATAACAACACGTATCGGACGCATTGCCAGCCCCGCCGGGCTGTTTGCCCCAACTGCCGATAAATGCCCACCGGGAAATTTTTTAAACAATACTGTGTTTTCTGAATCCCTCGACCTCGCCTCTCTGACCTTTCCTTTGATTGCATCAGTATCCCTGAGCATCGGCGCAAGCCTTAGCCTTGACCATGCTTGAGCCATTTCACGAGTAGGATTCACAACCAAAAT